CGACAGCCGCCACGGCCGCCACTTCGCGGACGACCTGCACAACGGGATCCACGCCGGCCTCGGTCTCGAAGCGGCGATCGAGGCCGCCATCACCCGCTGGATCGGCTGGACCATCAGCCGCACCACATCGCGCGAAACCGGCATCCCCAAGGGCCTGCCCTATCTGACCGGCTTTGTGACCCACTTCGCAATTCAGGCCGAACGGGCCGACTGACGGCGCCGACAGCGGCGCTCACCCAAAGGAGCGCCATGTCGCAGGAATGGCCGGCCCAGAGCAGCGAGTTCTGGCCCATTGAAAAGATCACGCCCTACGCGCGCAACTCTCGCACGCACTCGGACGAACAGGTCGCCCAGATCGCGGCTTCGATCCGCGAATGGGGTTGGACCAACCCCGTGCTGGTCGACGAGGACGGCGGCCTGATCGCCGGTCACGGCCGGCTGCTGGCGGCACGCAAGCTGGGCCTGACGCAGATCCCGACCATGGTCGCCAAGGGCTGGAGCGAGGCCCAGAAGAAGGCCTATGTCATCGCCGATAACAAGCTGGCGCTGAACGCTGGCTGGGACCTCGAGCTGCTCGCGGTCGAGCTCGGCGACCTGCAGGGTTTCGATTTCGACCTGATGTTGACGGGATTTTCGGACGACGAGCTGTCGAAGCTGCTGGCCGAGAAGACCGAGGGCCTGACCGATCCGGACGAGATCCCGGAAGCCCCGATCGAGCCTGTAGCCAAGCCCGGCGACGTCTGGCTGCTCGGCAAGCACCGGCTCGTCTGCGGCGACAGCACTGATGCCGACACCGTCGCAAAAGCGCTGAATGGTGTCTCGCCCCACCTGATGGTGACTGATCCGCCCTATGGCGTGGAATATGATCCGGCCTGGCGGGAGCAAGCAGGCGTCGCTGCCAGCGGCTCGGCCAAGGGCAAGGTGCTGAACGACGACAAGGCGGACTGGCGCGAGGCCTGGGCCCTTTTCCCGGGCGACGTGGCCTATGTCTGGCACGCTGGCCTGTTTGCCGGCGTGGTCGGCGACAGCCTTGCGGTCAGCGGCTTCCAGCTCCGCTCCCAGATCATCTGGGACAAGGGCCAGCTGGTCCTTTCGCGCGGCGACTACCACTGGGAGCACGAGCCCTGCTGGTACGCCGTGAAAAAGGGCGCGAAAGGTCACTGGGCCGGCGATCGCAAGCAGACCACCGTCTGGCACATCGCCAAGCCCAAGAAGAACGAGACGGGTCATGGCACCCAGAAGCCGGTCGAGTGCATGAAGCGCCCGATCGAGAACAATTCCAGCCCCGGCCAGGCGGTCTACGAGCCGTTTTCAGGCTCGGGCACCACGATCATTGCCGGGGAAATGACCGGCCGTTCGGTCCACGCCATCGAGCTTAACCCGGCCTATGTCGATGTGACCATCAAGCGCTGGCAAGATTTCACGGGCGCTGCCGCGACCCTCGAGGGTGACGGCCGGACCTTCAATGAAATCGCCGGGATAGTCAGCAGCGATGATTGCGCCAGTACCGATCCCACCGCACAGCCCAGCCACCCCTGACCATTGCGCAGGACAGGTCGCCGGATCTCGGTGACACGCACCAAGCCGCCGTCCGCGCACCGCCGCCACTGCCTTCGGAACGGCAGATCATCGCCGGACCTTCGACCAGGATATGCCCCTCCCGGGAGACACCGACGGGGCGACCGACCAGGCTGACCAGTGCATCGCGCGCCTCTTCGGCAGATGCCCGCGGACATGGGTGGTTGGGCCGGCAAGTGCCGTCCATCTC